CGCTCGACAGCCTCATTGAGTGGACGCGTGTTGTCAGCCGCAACCTCGGCGCGATGACATGGGCGGAGCGCCGTCTGGCCATGGACGCACTCGGCATTTGCATAACCGTTTACCCGCGTGACCACGAGCCGCGCTTCGTCATTAATGCTGAACTCCCTTTGGAAGTTGTGTCAGGTACCACTTGATGCGCCAGCGGGTCGCGTCCTTGGTTTCGAGGTCGCCGACCTCGACGACCTGCAGCTCGCCGTTCTGGAGGCCGAGCACGCCATCCATGCCGAAGCGGAGGGCGTAGATCGAGCTCGCGGCCGTCTCCGTGCCCTGCGTCTGAGCGTCGGAGATGAAGTCGTCGACGATGATCGGGATGCCGTCGTAGCTGAGGACGTGTTGCCCGAACTGGTTGACCGTGGTTTCGAGGACCGCGCCGGAGGCGCGGCGGAGCGAGCTGAGCTTGCGGCGGGTGCGCTTGGACATGAGCAGGGCGCTGGGGCCGGGGCCGGGGATGAGGTCGATCAGCTCATCCATCTTGTCGAGGGTGAGTGAGCCGCCGTTAGCGCCCATGGTGAGCTCTTGCCCGGTGGAGCTGAGGATCTTGGTGAGGCCGTCGAAGCTCTTGGTGTCGGTGGCGGTGTCGCCGTTGAAGAACGTGTTGGAGTAGAGGTGACTGACGGCTTTGGCCCGCTTGATGAGGACCTCGGCTTCCAGATCGTTCGGGTCGGCGTAGCTCTGGCTGAGGAAATTATCGACATCGGCGTCGCCGCCCATGATCTTGAGGGCCGCGGTGACCTGGGTGAAGGTGGGGACGGCTTCGGACCACGTATCGCCGACGTCGTAGAAGGTGGCGGCGGGGTTGGTGTTTTCGCGGTTGTAGGTGACGGCGGTGCCGGTGACGTCCATAAACGGGAGGAGCTGGAAGAGCTGGGAATCCTTGACGATGGTATCGATGACACCGCGGACCATGAGGTCCTGGGTGAGTTTTGCGGCTTCGGCCTTGGTCATTGCCATGTAGATTAGATCTCCTTGTGCTGGTTGATGAAAAGTCGTCAGCGGATCGTGATCGGTGGTCAGTGACCGGTAGCTGGCGATTGGACTCCGGGATCGCTTGACCTGATCGGGTAGGGGCAGATGGCATCTGCCCGATCCTTCCCTACCGCCCCGTTGGCATGCACCGGCTATCCACCGGGTCCGGCAACCGAAAACGTTCGTTCCGAGGATCCCCGGGCAGATGCCAGCTGCCCGTACGTCGTTCCCTCAATCTTCAACTCGCGATGCGGCGTGCCTGCTCCAGACCACGCTTGATCAAGCCGCCCGCCGTCAACTCCTCGATCGCGACCGGCGCCGCGCCACCGGCCGGGACGATTGGAACCGATGTCCGAACCTCCGCCCGGACCGCCTCCGCGATCTGCCGGTACGCCTCGCGCGCCGGTTCGACTGAGTCCATCAGCTCGGCGAGGGTCTCTCCGCGGACCAGGTCCGGCACCAGGTCCGGATGTCCCTTCAGGATCAAATCCCGCACGATCGCAATCGACTCCGCCCGCAACCGCTCGACGGATTCGTTGTCCAACTCCTCAGCAATCAATTCTTCGGTCTCCATGCGCTCCCTCCGTGGTCGCTCGTCGTTCGTCTTTGGTCTTTCGTCTCTCGTCATTCGTTTTTGGTTTTCCGTTTTCCGTTTTCCGTTTTCCGGTTGCTCGCCTCCTCGCCTGCTCGCCTTCCATCCCACTCACGACTCACGTCTCACGTCTCATGACTTCCCCTTGCTATCCTCCGCCGCCAATCCGTCCCCTCCAGCCGCGCCACCAGCGCCGCGCTCATCACCAGGTCGTCGTGACCTCGCCCCGCCGCGCCCCAGCGCATCGCCTGCCCCGGCCCCGCCGCGACCGCGAACTCGATCCCCTTCAGCTCCGCCCAGAACGCCTCGGTCACCGCCCGCTCCGCCGACCCGATCGGCGCCGGATCAACGTACTCGCGATACCGGCCGGTCTCGATTAGCCCGACGAAGTCCCAGCCCAGCTGGCTCTTGCTCTGCTGCGTGAAGATGAAGCGGCCAACCGGGATCGCCCGGCCCAGCGCACGATCCTGCAACCGCTCGGCCAGGAACGAAGCCAATCCGGCCCCGATCCCGGTCGCGTCGATCACGACCCGCTCGGCTTGCCAGACGTGCCGGGCCAGATCGGCCAGCACATCTCGCAGTTGCGTGTGCTTCGTCCCAATCCAGCGCCGCCGGTCGACCACGCGGTAGAGCGGCAACCGCCCGAGCGCGGCGTCGATCTCGACGACCGTCAGGGCCGTGCAATCCCGCCGCATGCCGGACGCGAAGACCTCGGCCGAGCCGCCGAGCTCATCCTCGCCGGCCACGTCGATCAGCAGCGCGTACCGCGTGCCCGGCTCGGCCCGATCCCGCCGGGAGTGATCCCCCTGCATTTGCGCCAGCCGATGCGGAGGGAAAAGCCCCTCCTCGCCGTCCAACTCCTCGAGCCAGTACTCGGTCTTGATCGTCGGGTGGCGCTCGCCGAACTGGGCGATCCGCGCCTCGACCCGCTCGCGGTACTTCGGCAGCACCTCGGCCACCTCGGTCCATGGGACCGTCCAGACTCGCTGCTCACCGGTTTCGAGCTCGACCTCGCGCAGGTGCCGCAGCTGCCGGGAGAGCAGCGAATCTTTCCGCCACGGCGTGCCCATGAAGAGGGTTGTCGCGTTCGTGCTGGCCGCCATCGGGTCGAACACGGGGTCCCAGACCTCGGGCTGGATCGCCTGCGCCTCATTCGCGACGAGGAGCAGGTCGGCCGTCTGCCCGCGCACGTTCGCCGTCGGCAATGCCGAGACGAACCGCGCGCTGGCCTTGCCCAGCTCGACGATGTGCCCCTCCCGCGTCCCGACCGCATCCGGCAGGATCTCCCGCATCCGGGCGATCAATCGGTCCCGGCTGATCGCGCCCTGGGGCCGCAGCGTCGGCGCGGCGACCACCGCCGTCCCGCCGGTCTCGGCGTAGCGGAGCAGGGTCCAGACCAGGATCTGCGCCAGCAGCTCATCCTTGCCGGACTGGCGGCTGAAGATCACGACGAACTGCTTGCCCTGTTTGAGCCGGATGCTCTCGGTGATCGCCCGAGCCGGATCGATCTGGTAGGGACGCGGCGCGTAGCGGGGAAACGAGTCGCGGGAGAGCGAGACGATGTCCGGGCTGAAGGCGGCAACTTGCTCGGACAACTCCGAGCGCTTCCCCCTCGCCACATCTCACCTCGCCAGCGCGTTTCAGTTCACCAGCCGATCGATTTCAAAACCTGCACCTTGTCTGTGCCCGCAAATTCCGGACGTGGGCCGGCGACTGCTCGCCTCCTCGCCTTCCGCCCCTATCTGATCCCGGCCAGCCGCAGCACCGTGTCGAGCAAAATCGCGCCGGCCCCCATCCAGAGCAGGCCATCGACCCGGTGCCGGATCTCGCGCAGCTCCTCGGCCAGCGTCTCGACCATCTGGCGGGTCACCGCCTCGAATGCCGATGGTTCGTGGTCGCTCATCGCCCCTCCTGTTCTCTCCGCGGCGCGAGTAAAACAAATGTTCTATCTACATATCCGCGCAGACCCCCCGCTGCGTGACGATTTAGCCTTGATTTTTCGATTTTTCGGACCCCAAAATCGGCCCATTTCGGAAGACATAACACGGCCGGGACAGGGGCTGTCCCGGCCGCGTCAAACCGTAGCCCCCGCCCCCGTGGCCGGCCTTGCCGCCCGGTGAACCCGGTCGCAGACCCCACCACCATGGCGTAGCGCGGCCCCCGGGGACCGCATCGTGCCTCCCCGGCGCGGTCGACGGGACCAATCCGGCGAACGGGGTTGCTGCCCTCCGACGGGCGGTTGGGCGAGGGGTCCATGCCAGCCATGGGGAGGGCGGCGCTACGCCGGCCGACCTGCATCCCAGCCTGCGTCAGCGGGCTCATCTGATTCAGCCCGGGTGTTTACGCCCGGGCGATGCCGGAATACCCGTTCACAGGCCCGAAACCCGCGTCCCGGCAAG